CCAGTGCTTCTTCTTCCGTCAAGTATATGTGCCGCATGATGTAAAGCACCGACTTTTCACCGTGTCCGTATGGGAAGCCGTCTTTGAAGCTGTACTGCTGCTTTCCGTCTTTTTCCTCCGGGTGATAAACGCCCACTTTGCAAACATCATGCAGCAGTGCAACAATGGCCAGCGTTTCTTCTGAATACTCCGGCGTTGTATGCTTCAATCTTTTGTCTTCCCCTGCTGCAAGCATTACAAGTCGCCTATACACATTGTTGCTATGCTCTACCAGCCCGCCCGGATATGCGCCGTGGTGTTTCGTGCTTGCTGGGGCTTCATAAAATCCCACTTCGTCCAGCCATTCAAGCAGACTTCCTATGCCGTGCCTTTCAACCTTGCTTTCCAGAATAATTCTGAATTTTTCCGCTTCTGATAATTCATCCCAGTTCCCCTGCACTTCTTATACCCCCTTTTCGTATTTTTCAAAGTATTCTTGTAATACTGTCGCCACTGCTGCCGTCAATGTTCCTTTGTCACCCTCTGTCAGAAATACTTTGCCTTTGTCAAATGCCCTGCTGATTTCGCTTGCCATTCCCTCTGATATTCCGTATCTATTGCCCACCAGAATGAATTTGCAGTTGTCAAGTATCATCTGCCCTGCTTCCAGCCCTATTTCTCTTTCATACGGCTTGTTATCGTCAAGGACTTCTGTTAAGTACAAATGTACTGTGACCGGGACAAAACCGTTGTTAATCGCCTTGCGTGTCAGTTCCCTTGCATAGTCTTTATTGCGCTTTACTTCGCCCCGGTACGGACTGCATATATAAATCATGCCGTTGTCTTCCATTCCTGCTGCCACCTCTCTTTCTTTCCAGTGTTTTACACGCCTTTTCAAATACTGCTTCAAAATCGTTGCTGCTGTTCCCCTGCTGCCGCTTCTGCTGTGACAGGTCCTTTGCTGTTTCCCGGCTGGTTTCCGTCACCGCTGCCGCTCTTGTGATAACTCGCATTTCTTTTCCCTCGCAAAACTTCTTCTGCTTCCTTGTAGTCCTTTTTCTTTAACGCCCGCAGAAGTCTTGCCCATATTGCCCCTGCTTGTCTTCCCAGTTCCTTTGTCATAAATGTAAAGTCTTCTGGGGCAATCCTCTTTTTTATTTCTTTATCATTGATAAAACCTTTTATCTCCAGCAATTCAGTTCCGCAAAGCGACTTCACGCCCTCTTTGAAATATGCCCGGTCTTCTTCTGTCATTTTCGCTGGCTTCAAATCGCAACACCTCTTTCAAATTGCAGTTTTAATTCCTCATACTGCTTTTCAAGGTCTTTGCGGTTTTCTATTGTGGCGCAGCCGTCACAACTGCTGCTGCCTTGCGGATATGGGCAGCGGTTGCACATTTCAACTTCTTCTGCCAGATTGTTTGCAAGCACCCATAATGCAAATGATATGCTGGAAAGTTCCTGCTTTACTTCCTGCGCTGTCGGCTTCCGTATGGCTTCCACCATTTCATCCGTTATGCTGTACTTTGCTTTCAAATCCTCATACATTCGCTGGGCGGTTTCCTTTTCACCGCCCACGCCGTTTTCCGCAAGGGCTTTCAGCTTCGCCAGCTTTTCCGTCATTTTGTCAGCTGTCACCCTGCGCCACCTCTCTTTCTACTGCTGCAATGCCTTGAAACACCCGTACTGCACACGGTATGGCAATACTGTTGCCCAGCGCCGTATATCTTGCAGTATCAGAAATTTCATTGCCCCTTGTGTCAAACTTCGTCCATCCATCCGGGAAGCCGTCAAGCCGTTCACATTCCGTGGGGGTCTGTCTTCGCACCTTGTAAACAATGCGCCGTCCTATGCCCCGCAGTTTATCCGCTGCAATCTGCCAGACGCTTTCCCCTGCTGCCGGTCCCTCTGTATCGTCTGGAATGTCAATGTACCAATCCGCTTCATTCTGGCAACCCTCAACGCTGCACATAACATCTGCGGCGCAGCCGTCAGAAAGCAACGCTTCTGAAATGCCGTATTTCTTCACGCACTCCGGGCATATATAAGCCCATCTGCTGCCGCAATCATCATTCACGGTGAAATCTTCAAAACGGACCACATCATTTTCAATCACAAAGCTGGTGTCACCTCTTACACTGCTATTCTGTCCAGCTGTCAGCGTGTTTGCTGTTTCGCTCATTCTGTACCCGTGGTGCTGGTAGGCTTCCGCATATTGCAATCTTTTTTCAACAATCATTGTTTCACTACCCCCCCCATAATCGCCGCCGCTGGCTCTCAATGTCCCCACACCCTCTGCATAATCTCCATAGCCAGAAAGTCTATATGCTTCAAACTCCGGGACCGCAACTGCGTGTCTGTCTGCTGCCGTCAGTGTGTAGCTTACATCTTGACCAATGCCCAGTTGGTTTCCACCGTTCTTCCCAGTGCGTCCTATTGCGTTTCCTGCAATAGTGAAGACTGTTGGCGTTGTATCTGCTGTTTCAGTGCTTCTTCCAGTGTTTGTGGAAGCGTCCTGCCCCTCTGCTTCGCCCTGCGCAATATTCCGCAACACGCTTTCGCACTCAAATAGTATTTGTCCGGCACGGTCATTTCCAAAACAGTGAACAAGGTACACTCTCTTTCTTCGCTGGGGTACTCCCCAGTATTGAGCGTCCATTTCTCGCCAAGCTGTACTGCCCCCCCAGCTTCTAACCATTCCGGCTGCTGCCCATCTTCTACTATTAGGCATTGGAATGTAGGTTTTTGTGATTTCTTCAAGCACCCTGCGGAAATCTTGCCCTTTATTGCTTGAAAAAGCCCCTGCCACATTCTCCCAGATAATGTATTTTGGGTATTTTCCATCTGTCGCACCTCGCATTTCATAAACTATTCTTACGGCTTCAAAGAAAAGCTGTGATTTTTCGCCGTCAAGTCCTTTTTGATTTCCTGCCGTTGATAGGTTCTGGCACGGACTGCCAAAACTGATAATGTCCACCGGGTCAATGTCTGCCCCGTTCAATCTCGTTATATCTCCCAGCTGTTTTGCTTCCGGGAAATGCCTTGCCGCTATCTCCACGCAGTTTGGTTCAATTTCGCTGGTCCATATTGTTTTTATCCCCAGCCCTGCTGCCGCAAGCGGAAAACCCGCTATTCCGTCAAATAGGCTGCCCAGCGTTAGTTGTATCTGGTTTTCATTCATTCTGCTGCTTCATCCTTTCCCGGCTCTGCCCAGTCTGCGCCGTATTTTTCCACAATCTTTCTGAAATCGCCCACAACATAATCATGCGGCTGTATTGCGGCGTTTCCGCTTTTCATGCTTGCATGAAGCAATTCATGATACATGAGGATGTATAATTGCTTTTCAGAAAATCGCCGTGTGTTCGGTTCGTAAAATGTGATGATGAAATCACACTGCGCCAGTTCCTTTGTTGTCGGGTCTGCTTTTCTGCACTCCCCAAATACCTTGCGCCCCTGCTGCCGCTTCTCTTTGTCTGAATACACATAGGCAATCTTGATTTCTTCGTACTCTATCCAGTCAAAATCTTCTTTGTGTTCTTCAATGACTTTCTGGGCTATCGTTTCCATGCTCTCTGATTTTTTGATTTTCTCCATCTGCTGCGCCCTCCTTGTCTTCTATCGCTGCCCGTGGCGGCTCTTTCTTGTCCATGAAGTCTGCCATCATTGCCGCTTTTCTGTACTTCTTCAATTCTTCTTCCGTCAGTTCTTCTTTGCTGCGTCCTTTGCGTTCCTTGTATGCTCTTGCGGTTTCGTCCGGGTATAGGTCATTTTTGTTCTTGAAAGCAATCATGAACGCTTCAAGTTCTTCTTTCAGCTGTTCCCGGTAAAAGTTGAATAGCAGCTGTATTTCTGCCGCTTCAAGTTCCGTACACATAACACCACGCTTTTTCCTGCGGCTGTATTGCCCGGTATAGACAAAATGGCTTTCTTCCCCGGTCACTTTGTAGAAAATCTGCAATAGCAGCTGTTCTTCCAGTTCTGTTCTGTATGAAAACCACCGCTTTTCCAGTTTGTTCAATGCGGCTTCCGCTTCATCTGGGGAAATGTCATATTTGCGCTTTAATTCCTCATACATCCGCAGCGCAGTTTCTTTTTCGCCGCCCACTCCCCGTTCTGCCAGTGCTTTGATTTTTCCCAGCTTTTCAAGCACCTTTTCACGCTGTATCTGGTCAAGTTCCATTTACGCCGCACCTCCTAACTTTGAATAGCACCATGACTGCGGCGCAGTCTTAATGCCTAAATCAGAAAGCGTCAATCTGGTGTCATATTCCACCAGCTTTGTTATGTGCCAGCCCCACAACGGTTTGTCTGTGTCCCCGGCGTACTGCTGCAACTGCTGCCGTGTCAGACAACTTGCCTTTTCCAGATTGTACGGCGGCTTTTCTTCATCCTCTGGCAATGCCCAGACGGGTATTTGCTTTGTGGGTATCTGATAAAAGCAATCACATACAAATTCACCCACTATGCCCACGCCGCCCGTGACATACACTATGACTGTATATGGTCCCTTGCCCTGCGGTCTGGTCTTTCGGATTTCCAGCAGCTTTCTTCCTGCTTTCATTTCCTCCCACCAGTTCTGGTGTAATGAAATCACAATGTCTTTGTATTCATCCTTTTTCATCCGCTGCCACCTCCAGAAATATTCTTGTGTAAATGATTTCCTGCAAGTCTGCATATTCAAAATTGCTGATACTCTCCACCGGGACTTCTTCTGCAAGTGCTGTTGAATGTGCAAATGTGTTCCATCCTCCGGGGTCAAGCAGCTGTCCCAGCTGCGGTCTGCCCAGCCCACTTTCAGTCAACATCCGCTGCCACCTCCATTTCTGCTTCTATGCGGTCAGCAACCGCCAGCACTTCTTTTGCGTATGGGGAAGCGTCCACCCCGGCAGAAAACCAGTATTTATATGCGCCGCTTGTGCCGTACTGATAGGCGGTCAGTGCCTTTTCATAGCTGCCGTTGTACTTCTCCAGCAGTTCTGCAAGGAAATCAACGCCCACACGCACATTCTGGAACGGGTCAAGCATATTTTGACTGTTTAGCCGCTCCATACGGTCTTTGTGCCATTTCGGCACTATCTGCATATAGCCTATGTCTGCGGTGTTCCCTACTGCGTCCCAGTGATACCCGCTTTCAATCTCAATCAATGCCAGCGTCTTTGAGTAGTCCACCCCTGCTTGCTGGCAGATAATGTATGTGTATTTCTGCATTACATCCGGGAAACATCCCCCGTCTGCTTCGTATTCCTGCGGTATCTGGTAGGACTTAAAGCCCACAAGGTCTTCCGCTCCCCAGTCCTTTGACATAATGTTGAATGGGTATGTATCATCAACGCTTGCTTCCGCTTCTGGCTTGTCCTGCTCTATGATGATAACCCGTATTTCTTCTGGCTCTGCCGTGTCTGTCTGCTCTGCTGCTGCCGTCTGTCCATCTGCACTAAAAACCGCCGCCAGAATAGACACACCCACAATGACAACCATTGCGACTGCTGCCGCTAAAATATAGTTGCCGTATCTGTTCACAAAGCGTCTAATCTTCCGGCGGCGGCGCACTGCTGCATATTTTGCCACGCTGCTTCTGCTTCCTGCTGCTGTTCGCATTTGCATTACCTCCCTTTGGTTTTCCCCTTTGCTGGGGTTTCTTCTTCCACATCTTCAAGTAAATATGCCAGCCCGTCTGTTCGTAGTAGATAGGTTCACAAGATACAATGTCATAATCTGCATATATCTTTTCAAACTCCGACAATCCCCCATCCGGGGACTTTGCCAGTTGCTCTACCTTGCGGCGGCTATACTTGAAATCGTTGCATTTCTCTGTTGGTTCTGCCAGATTGCGGCTTGCTTTCCACAAGTTCTGGTCTGCTGCTGCCTTTTCCGTGCTGTCCGTCCGTTCTGTTTCTGGGCGGTCAAGGTTTCGGCTGCTGCTGTACCGCTTCTTTCCCTGCGGGTCCTTTGTGATGTACTTGCACAATGCTTCAATCCCGTTATCATCCGTCTGCACACGGTCTGCATTGCCCCAGCCCATC